GTTATACTATTGCATGTGACTGTGGTGACCCTGCGCACAACGTAAACATGTGGATCGAATCAAAAGCCGATCTTGATACTGATGATGTTACTCTTACGTTTTACGTGACTACAACAAACAAGTGGTGGTCCGTTAACAGATGGAAACAAATCTGGCAACTTATTACAACAGGACATGTTAATCAAGAGTCCACCTTGATTTTAAGCAAGCAGGCGGCACTTAATTTAAGTACAATTATTCGTAACAGCACATTGGAGTTAGGTTCAAAATGAACAATCAAACAGATTTTGGTAGTTTAGTGCAGAAGCAACGAGACATAGTAAAACTGGAACAAGAGAAATTAGATAAGCTGATCAGTCAATGTCAGCACGAAGAACTAATCGACAAAGAACAGTACCATCATGGCACCGAGTCTGACTCTCCGTGTACTGTGTACTGGAAACAATGTTCGGTATGCGGTGCACACTTTGAAAAAACATTCGCGCAGCATGGTCAGTACTGGTAGTTGACAGATAATCAGGTTGATTGTATAATACCTTCTTAGACCACAATGACATGAATAATGCAACAATCAAAAATTGAATCACTAATTGAAGTATGCATTAATGTGGCTGTAGGTTGGGTCATTGCACTATTGACACAAATTATAGTATTTCCAATGTTTGGAATTCAAGTAACTCTAGGAGAACAGTTATCAATTAGTGTGATATTCACTGTTGTTAGCATTATCCGAGGTTACGTTATTCGTCGTTGGTTTAATGCAAGGATACACAATGCAGTAATTAATATTTCGAAAAAAGTAGTATGAACGAACTTATTACAAATCTAGCAAGGCCACATTTTTGCAGCACCGAATTCAACAATGGATCAATGCACCAGTGCTATGAGTTTTCAAAGGACGAATTATATACCTTTGTAAAATCATTGTTTGATGAGTTTGAAAGCAACATAAAAAAGCAACATAGAGTATACACTGGATATAGTATATACGATGGTGGATATGAAGATGGTTTAAAGAAATCTGTTAAAATTGCAAAAGAAACTTTCGGAGTAGTATAGTGAACAAAGATGAATTGCGTAAGTTTGTAGAAGAAAATCCCAAGTTGGTTTCTATGCGGCCGGCTGGCGATGGTATTTTTGTTCTCAAGTATCGCAAAAAAGTTTTTTACGATAACCTGTGGAATGAGTATTTGGAAGAATGTCGCGGCACAATCGTTGACAAGGATTTCAATGTAGTATCTCGGCCGTTCACAAAAGTGTATAATTACGGGGTCGAATCCAATGCACCTGTGCTAGCCGCAGATACTAAGGTTACTGCGTTCCGTAAGGTTAACGGCTTCATGACTGCTATGACTTGGCACAACGGCAAGTTGTTGGTATCTACTACTGGTAGCACTGACAGCCCATATGTTGCTATGGTTGAAGAACTTATGGGTGAAAATCGTTATAAGTTTGAAGATCACTGTGAGTTCTACAAGGACTTTACTTGGATGTTTGAGGCTGTGCATCGTACCGACCCACATATAATTCCTGAAAAGGAAGGATTGTACTTGTTAGGGTGGCGTAAGAAGGAATGGGATTCCCGAGTGGAATGTGATCCATTTGCTTTAGACTCTCATGCTCAAGTTCTTGGTACACATCATGTTGAAAGTGTAACTACCAGCATGGGCCGACTACAGCAGTTAGCTAAGGAATGCCGTCACGAAGGATATGTAGCGTACACAGAAGACGGCGTATCCTTTAAGATTAAGAGTCCTTATTACTTGACCTCTAAGTGGGTTGCACGAAATCCACGTACAGCCAAGTTGGTGGATTTGAACAAGGACATCAAGCACAACATTGATGAAGAGTATTATGGGCTCATCGACGCAATCCGATTAAACATCGAGGCTTACACTGCGATGAATGAACAGGAAAGATTAGAGTGGGTACGTGAGCAATTGGTTTAATAGGTGTAAAGTATGAAAATTCAATTTAGCAAAGAAACAATGCCAGACGAACTGTACAATGCGCTGCTCAAGCATTTTGTGCATGAAGCAGTTGGTCTGGGCGTAGAAGTTAATAAATTTACCGAGTTCGATAACTGGGTAGTTGAATGTGAGGTCGATGCCAAAGCATCAGTACATTAAGATGAATACAGTATTTAAAATATATTACACTGATCCGGTTAATAACAAATCATATGCATGGGATGAAATGACTCTTAAAGGAGCACTCTCTATCGCTGAAAGTTTTCGAAAACAAGGATTTACTTTTGTAACCATGGTATCTGAAAACTCAGAGCATGTTGGTAAGCCAGGAGTTGATTCAATTGTAGACGGAAAAACACCTGACGGTCATGCCTACGATTGGAACAAAGCTGATCGTATCGGCAAAATGAAACGATCTGAGAGAACATCTACGGTCGCTGGGGACGAAGAGTAATGGACAACCTACTGCAACACCTAAAAGATACTGGTATTGACCTACCGGAAAACTTTACCGATTATCAACTGCGTATTCTGTGTGAAGTTGTAGTTAGACATTGTGAGCAGTATGTAGGAGACAATCTATGGGCCGAACCCGGCGATCTGTTAAGCTATTACGAACTTGAAAAAAGGTGACGAAGAATGATTGATGAACAAGACTTAGTATACCGCTTGCGCAAACGTGCGGAGATTCGTAGACAGATTCCTGGTAGGAAATCTGTAGAGGAAGGTAAACCAGATCGTATTGCCGACTTGCTAGAAGAGGCTGCCGCGGAAATAGTAATATTACGTAACAAAATAGAAGGCACGTAACAAGACAATTTATGAAACAAAAATATATTAATGCATACATGGATACTGCAAAGAGGTTTGCAGAACTTAGTCACGCCAGGCGTATGCACGTAGGCGCTATTGTGGTAAAGGATGATAGAATTATTAGTATTGGTTACAATGGAATGCCTGCAGGATGGGATAATAACTGTGAAAATTTACTAGAAGATGGTAGTTTAAAAACCAAACCAGAAGTATTACATGCGGAACGTAACGCACTTGATAAGCTAGCAAAGGGAAACGAAGGTGGATTGAATTCTACTATGTTTGTTACCCATTCGCCATGTTTAGAATGTGCCAAAAGCATTTACGGTGCAGGGATTAAACATGTATACTATAGTGAAGATTATAGATCAGCAGAAGGTGTTGAGTTCTTAAAAAAATGTGGTATTACCATACAGAAGATATAAAGGAGAATTTCTCCTTTATATCTTCTTATTTGTTAAGAAATGCAGTCAGTGCCCACTGTCCTATTCTAAATAAAGAATCTTCAACTGTAGGTACATATTCTGCAAATGCAGAAATTGAAAATAATCCTACTGCAACGCATATTATTAGTTTTTTCATAAATTTGCTCCTTATAAATTAACTATATTAAATATGTGAAATTAACACATATTCAAAAGTATTTATGTGTTAGCTTAAAAAGCTCAACATGCACATTTAATAATTTAGATCTGTTCATAATATAGCAGCAACAATATGAATTCTACTTCTATTAGACCCATTAAATGCTGTATGCATTTTTTCCGTATTTGTCATAATCCAAAAATTTTTTTCTAAGTGGCATGCTTCATTTTCTATTACCATATAACATCCTTCTTGGGTAATGATAGGATAATGTAAACGTTTTGAACTATCAGTGTGCCAACTTAGACACCTTCTAGGTTCTAATTTCATTAGACGTATTCTTCCTACTTTATAAGTAGATGTTAAAATATTATATATTTTCTCAAAAGATGTTCCTGAAAATTGTGTACAAAATTCTGTAAAATCTGATTCTTGTACCTGAGTTGTTTTTTTTGGAACAATTGTTGTAGTTAGTCCAGTAATGGATGTATCAACAGCAGCTGACCAATTATATGTTAAGCTAGAGCACCCAAATAGATAATTATCCGCTTCTGCAACGGTTGTATTAATACATATTTGATTAAACTCTCCCCACGATATTATTTTATTATCTATAAGATCAAGTAATTCTTTATCTAAATCTTGAAAAATAGGTAAATTGATTTTGGTAAAATTACTATTATTTTGCATTTTTTAATTAACAATATTATGTATATTACTGCGGTCTTAACAAAATATCTGTTAACCTATATTTATTACTCCATTTTACTATATAATTGATTATTTCCGGAATATCAGTTAATTCAATAAAAGATGCTGGGTTAACTGAATTTAAAATTCGGTCAGTTCCTACATATCCAAATCTTAAATTTGTAACTTTACAAGGCATATTTAAATGACTTAACTGTTCGCTTCCTTTATCTAATGCTGCTTTCTGTGTAGAATATAAGTGAGGATGTGATTTAATACCGCAGACTGTGTCAGATCCTATGTTTATTATTAATTTATTTTTATTTTTCCACTTATCAAATAGTTCATATAACATCAATGTTTGACCATACCCGGCGTGAGCATTATTAATAAACACATCGCAGGAATCTGATAATTCAGTTATCCTTGCTCTATCATTAGATACTGTGATATCGTAACCGTTAGTTCTAGAGAACCCTATGATGTTAGGTGATAATGTCTCAAACAGCATTTTTCCTATACCTGCTGTATGCCCTGTGATAGCGTAGTTGAAATGTGTCATTTAATTCCTATTAACATGTATCTTTCAAATTGCCAACCTGGATATACAAATTGTTTTGTACCTTTAAACATAATAGTTGACATTTGAAATTTTTTTAAAAACTCATCTTCATTTGAAAAATTAAATACGTGGTCATCGTGTTGCATATTGTTACTTTGTATAATCACTCTTGTACCAGTTGGAATATTATTCCACCAACTAAGTTCCGAAAAATGCTCCGTTGATGTATTGATAATTAAATCTACGTTATTATTCCATGAAAGTGTATTACAGTCATTAGTGAATGCTTTAAATTTCCATCCTTTGAATACCCAATTCTCATTTAACATATCAGCAATTGGCTGACATAACGGGTCAATATCATAGCTTTCTATTTTATTAACTTTAAATTTTTCTCTTCCTAATAATAACAGAGCAGTTACTGCATACCATCCTGCATAAATTCTAGTTACATTAGAATTCCATCCTAACTTTTCTAATTCTTGACATAGCCAAAGTTTACTATCTACTTGTCCATTTGAAAAGGAATCTTTGTTTATCATAATTTATATTTAACTAAGCTAATTAAGGCTGATAAATAATTTACAAATTAAAGTATAATATAATGACATATGAAAATAGTATTTGCCATCTAAGGTGGGGATATCCAAATATAAGCCTAACAAGGAGCGAAATACGTACATGCTGCAAAACTCCATTTCAGTCAGTCACAGAACACGACATGAAGAAATATGATGTTGACTTATTTTTAAATACTAACTACCAAAAAACACGAAGATTAGAAATGCTTAAAGGTGTAAGGCACCAGGACTGTAGCGGATGTTGGCAGATTGAGGATAAAGGATCTACTAGTCTTCGGGGAAACGGGCATAATGGGTTTATGCACTTTGCAAACCAACGTAGTATGTTTGATGAATTTCCAAATCAAACTATGGAACAAATATCAGAAAATGTTACTATTGAAAATGCTATATTGGAAAGTCATCGTCCTTTTATGTTAGAGGTTAGTCTAGGAAATAACTGCGACATGAAATGTATGTATTGCAATCATGTCTATAGTAGTCAATGGGCAACTGAAAGTTTAAAAAATAACACCATAACCCATGAATTGTACAAGCAATCCACATCAAAACCAGATAGCCAATTTTTAGAACTATTTTGGAAATGGGTAGACTTAGAGGCCAAGCATAGCGTAGAACGTATAGGAATAATTGGTGGAGAACCGCTTATTACTCCAGAATTTTATGAATTTTTAGATAGATTATTGGAAGTATATGAAGACGTTTCTCATAATAATACCACTATATGGATAGTAACAAATCTAAATAGTAATAGTACGTATTTCAATCGCTTTATGGAGTACATTCCTAAGCTACTTACTAAATTTAAATTAGAAATTTTAATTAGTATGGAAAGTACAGGGAATAGAGCAGAATATATTAGGAACGGGTTAGATTGGAACAAGTTTGAAAAAAATGTACATAATTTAGTCGGTCTTACAAAAGACAAAGAAGAAATAACACTCGGATTTCTGCCAAGTATAACAGCGTTAAGCGTTCCGAGATTTCACAATTTCTTAAAATGGGTGTACGATATAAGTATAAAATATAATAAACCCATAATGCTGAAACAAAACATAGTCACTTGGCCAACTCCACATACTCCATTTATATTGCCTGGTGAATTTTCTGTTTATCTAGATGCTGCTATTGTTTGGATGAAATCTGTACAAGATAATATGCCCAATTTTAAAGATGAGTTCGGGAGATGGACATCATATACTAAATTTTTAATAAATCTTAGAAATAGTATAAGAAATAATACATCCGAAGATATACATCTTAAAAAACAATTTTATTCATGGTTTAAAAATTTTGACGAAATGAGAGGCTTAAATTTCTGTGAAACATTCCCAGAACTAGCAGAATTTTATAATAATTGCAAGGAATTAAATTAATGACAGATCTTAATGCTGAATTTACTCCAGGTAAACCTATTAGGACGTATAATAAGAACGGAACATGGCGAGATTGGAGCACTGATGAATTAGTAGGTGCAAAGTTAAACTATCTACCCGAATGGAAATGCGGAGCAGGAGTTGATAGTTTATACATCGATATGGACGGAGGAGTATGGACTGCTAGTTGCAGAGTAGGTGGCAAATTAGGTAGTGTTTGGGATGACTTTTCAGTACCAGAAAATTGGATTGATTGTAAAAGAAATGTATGCAGTTGCGGGGCAGATTTGTTTATTCCTAAGACAAAAAATATTGAATTTATACCGTTACTAAGGCGCAGCAAAGGTCTTATAACAAAACATGAGTTGAGGGACGATGAGCAACAGGAGTTTGTTGCTATGGAACGCACACATGCTAGTAATCAAAAACAAATATATTGGGAAATAGGTCGTCGATGCAATTACGATTGCAGCTATTGCTGGCCGTGGATACATAATAACACAGACCCTCATAAAAGGTTAGAAGATTTAATGAGAGCAACCCATCTCATTGAATCAAAATTTACTAAAGGAGAAGCCGTTAACTTTATTATAAGCGGTGGCGAACCTACGGTTAACAAGGACTTCTTAGATTGGCTAAGATACTTAAATGCTATGGGCCACCATGTGAGTTTGCATAGCAATGGTAGTCGCAAGCCAGAATATTATAAAGAAATTATTCACTACGGCGACTTGAATATGTCGGTGCATTTTGAATTTTATGATCGTGTAAAGTTTGTCAAGGTAGTTGCAGCAATTGTTGCTGAAAAAGTAGAGCATGATAAATTAGGACATCTTGAAATTAAATTTATGATGGCTCCACATAACCGTGAAGAAACTCTAAGTCTTGAAGAAGAATTAAAAGCAATTCCAAGATTTGTTGATTACTGCACATGGGCAATTGTTCCTATACGTGGTGACTTGAATAACAAGAATAGTGCTCCTAATCAAGGTTCAGGTAGTGAAGTTATGCACGGCTATAGTAAAGAAGATTATATTTTGTTTGGAGACCGTAAATAACTTTTAAGTATTAATGCTCAATCGAAATATTTTCAATTATGTGGGTTTTGTAAATGTAACGATCTATGTGGGGAAATTATTTGTCTGACTGCCGCCTTAATTATTCTATAAAAATTTAATTTACCTATTAATATGAAAACTACTGTGATTGAAAACTTTTTAAGCGATGATGAGATATTCGAAATTGAAAAAACATTTCGACTTAGGCATGACACAATCATGTGGAAAGAACCAACCGAGCATGAAAATATGTCTCACGCACTATATTGGTATCCAGGCCCTAGCTATCAGAAAGAGTTATGTTCTTTTCTAAACAATAAGATACAAATATATTTTTCTAACAATATATGTGATAACTGGCATGAATTGCATGCATACAAACCATATGGTATTCATACTGATTCACTGGATGAAGGTGGAACTTCATACACTCATAGTTTACCTGAAAATTATACATTTGGTTGGACATTTTTAATACCTTTGGATAATTTCGATACAAACACTATAGTGTTTAATGAAGGAAGTGATAAGATGAAAGTATCTACCAATTGGATTACCCGTGAAAATAGATCACCACAAGGATTAATATCTAACGAAACATATAGTAAGTATCTAACTCACCAGGGTAAATCTGAATTAGTTGATTATTTTTCTATAGATACAATATTTCCATGGAAAAAGGGAAATTTATTGGCAATGCCTAGAACATCTTTTCATTGTAGCGATAATTTTACCATTAAAAATATGTATGAAAAGAGAGCCCTAATAGGGTGGTCCATAGAGTTACCAGAATGACTGCTAATGTTTTATGTAAGGCGCCATTGACAGCAGCATTAATAGACACCAACAAAGGTGTACGCCCATGTTGCGTGTATGATGATGCATATATAGGTAACATAAAAGAACAAAGTTTAATAAGTATTATTTCTAACGATGAATGGAAAAAGTTAAAGGAACAAATGTACAGTAATACATGGCCTTCTGCTTGTCTTCCTTGTAAAGAAAGAGAAAAAATATCAAATGGCTGGAGTGTCCGACATTTGTTTAACGATGGTGCATTTGACGTTAATGGATGGCAAGAAGAAAAGTTAACTTATCTTGAGTTCAACGGTAGTAACATTTGTAATCTAAGTTGCCTCCATTGTAATGCAGGATTTAGTAGTAGATGGGTAGTAGAAACTCAAAAAGCAATTGCAGTGCATAAAACGTATGAACGAACTAAACGAGAGAATATGTCTTGGTTCGATGCGTTAATAAATTACACAGACGATACCAGAGGTAGGTCTACTAAAATGCATCTACCTAACCCGGATCTAGTTTTAGAAAATTTAAAAAGTATAGATTTATCAAATCTTAAAACAATTAATTTTAAAGGCGGAGAACCTTTTCTTAATTCAGAGACTACTGCAATTTTAACTTATCTAGATCAACAAAATGTATTACCCCGGATTTCTATAACTATTTCTAGTAATGGAACATATATCAATAAAGAAATACTGATATTGCTAAGAAAATGTAAATTTATACACCTTTATATATCATTAGATGGTGTACATGATCTTTTTAACTACATACGTTACGGTGATGCTAAATTCGAAGATATAGAACCTACAATTGCAATGCTAAATGAATTAACAAACATTAATATTCAATTTAGTGTTACAGTAATGAATTATAATATTTTTAATTTAGTCGATATAAGAAATTGGGCTGCAACAATGATGGAAAAATATTCTAGCATTAGTGGCTGTGGGTTTTCAAATTGTCTGACTCATCCAACTTATTTGTCAGTGTTAACGTTATCAGATGAAACACGCAGAGATCTAATAGAGCATTATAGTTTAAATTTATCTGGCCAAATTGGTGTTGAGCAAGTAATTGCTACACTATCTAATAACTATGCCGGTAATGATATACATAATTTCTGGATAGATTATACTATGTTAATGCAAACTGTTAGGAATAATAATATTTTAGATATAGTGCCTCAACTTGAAAAAGAGTTAGTATATATTAACAGGAATTATTAAATGTCTAGAGTAACATGCACTGCTCCGTTAAACTCAATTTTAATAGATACAAACAAAGGTGTGCGCCCATGTTGTTATTATCAAGATGGATTTCTTGGTAATATCAACGAGAGTCCTATTTCTGAAATAATAAACAATGACGCATGGTCAAAGTTAAAAGCTCAAATGTTTAATAATGAGTGGCCTCGTGGATGTTTGCTATGCAAAAGTAACGAAGAAAGTTTTGGAAATAGTTTACGTAAAGTTTATCTGGAATCGATTCCAGTTGATGATTTTGAAAACGTATTCCTTAATCATTTAGAAATTGTTGGTAGCAATATTTGCAATTTAGCATGTGTTCACTGTCATTCATTATACAGTAGCAAATGGCACATTGAACGTCAAAGAGCAATAAAATTATCAGAATCATATAGTGTGGATAAAAAAACAAGAATATTTAAATTACATCCAATTAAAGATCTAGTAGATGATGCCAACGGATCTCTTCGTAAGATCCATCTGCCTAATCCTAAATTAATGGTAGAAAATTTAAAAGTCTTAGATTTAAGCAAATTGCGCACAATTAGTTTTCGCGGCGGGGAACCGTTTTTAAATTCTGAAACTCAAGCTGTATTAGCATATGCGGATAGCATTGGATTACTTGATACAGTAGATGTTAGCATTACTACTAATGGAACATATGTTGATGAAGAAATAGTAGAATTACTCAAAAAATGTAAATCAGTTCATATTAATTTATCTATCGACGGTATAGGAGATTTATTCAACTACATACGTTATGGTGATGCTAAATTTGAAAGCATAGAACCTACCATAGAAAAATTAAACAAAGTTCCTAATATTGGTATATTAGTAAGTGTTGCTTCTATGAATTACAATGCTTTTAATCTGATAGAAATAAGAGACTGGACCATAGAAATGTCTAAAAAATACAATAAAGTTCAACGTCTTGCAGGGTTTAATAATTGTGTCGTAATACCAAATTATCTATCGTTAACTACTTTATCAGACGTAACAAGGAAACATTTAATTGAACTATACAAGGTCAATAGTCTAGAAGACGAATTTAAGTATGTTATTAATTTATTGTCAAATGAGTATGCTGGTCATACAATACATTCTCAATGGGTAGAATACACTGAACTGATGCAAACAATACGTAAAAATAACATAGTAGATATTGTTCCGCAACTTGCAAGTGAGCTAGGAGAAAAACTATGAGTCTTGTTAATCGTAGAGAATTTGAGATACATTTAAAGAAAAAAATAATAAATGATCCTGTGTTAGGAAAACTAATTTACGAAGAGTATGACTCTGCTGAATCTTGTAATTTTGATAAGCATGCAAACATATGCGATTTGCCATTTAGCGATGTGGAGATACAAGCAAATGGATATGTATATATGTGTTGTCCAGGATGGAATCCTGCAGTAATTGGCAATTTGTTAGAAGAAGATATGTATACCATATGGAACGGAGAAAAGGCTAAAGTAATAAGAGAATCAATCACCGATGGCTCTTACCGTTATTGCAATGCTAAAACATGTCCTGCAATGATTGCAGGCGGCGGTAGTCGAATAGTTCCAAAAGAAACTTTCGTTGATCCTATGTATACATTCCCTAAAAACATAGCATTTTCTATAGATAATACATGTAATCTAATTTGTCCTAGTTGCAGAACATACAAAATTATTACACTAGAAAGTGAAGCGCATACTCGTGCATTAAAAATTTTAAAAACGGTGTTTAGCTCAATATTTAATACACCACATGAACAATCAATAACACTCACGTTCGACGGACTAGGAGAAATATTTTTCAGTCCTGTGTATAGAGAAATATTTGAAACTGAAGAAGTTTTTAAAACTCCTGAGAAGTGGCCCAATTTCAAAACTGTATTATGTACTAATGGTACTATGATGACTGAGAAGATTCAGCAAAAGTACAATGTGCTGTTTGAAAGAATGTTAGGAATCAGATTAAGTATTGACGCAGGAAACAAAAAAAGTTATGAAAAAGTTAGATGCGGCGGCGATTGGGATTTATTATGGACAAATATAAATTATCTATATGAGAATACATTAAAACACAACAACCTCAAATCTTGGGCATGGAATCTGATTCTACAAGAGGATAATTTTGAATCAATTGTTGATCTAATTAATCTTGCATATCAGTATCCTAATAATCTTCCGGACATATACATCGTGAATATGTTAAACTGGGGAACTTATTCACAAGAAGAGTTTGACAATAAAGCAGTATGGTTTTCCAAATCACCTAAGTATAACCTGGCAAGAGAAATATTATCATTACCGGAAGTTCAGAACTATCCTAAAATTTTTATACCCAGATTAAATTAATATATAAGTACTTATAATAACCAGCTAAACGGAAAAACAAATAATGCTAGATAAAGATACATGGATTGCACAAAATTTAATTCCAAAAAACAATGTTGTATATCAACCAAATAGAAAACTCCGAGCGGGCGTTAGGGCCGTAGGAGTTAACCTAGGATATAGAAAAACAAAATTCACTTTATGTGTTTTAGGTAGTTGGGCCATTTATATGCCTCCATATAATATTGCAAGATTATCAGCTTTAATTAGAGAGGCAGGATATACTACAAATGTATTTGATTTTAATGTAGAATCTCATTACGCATTAAAAGAAGCTAATCATGAGTTAGAAGATGCATGGAACGGTGCAAATTACTGGTGGTGGCAAGGCGAAGAATATTATAAAAGAATTCATCCTACATATAAACCTATCCTAACAGAGTATCTAGATATATTACTAGAAAATAATCCAGATATACTAGGATTTAGTACATATTATACAAATCTTTTACCGACTAAGTGGATGATTTCTGAGGTAAAGAAAAGAAGACCTGATATAACAATTGTCATGGGAGGTCCTGAATGCCACGAACAATATTACAAAAAACCGCCTGAAGTAGACTATTATTTTATAGGAGAAAGTGAACAAAATATATTAGATTTTTTAGAAAACTGGGAGAATGGTATTAAACCAACTAATCCTGCTATTGGAAGTTTATATAGTGATACCCGCATTGATATAGATAGCTTACCTTATCCAGATTATAGTGATTTTGATTTGACCAAGTATCTAGGCAGAAATAGTATATGCGCCGAAATAAGTAGAGGATGTATTGCCAAATGCAATTATTGTACAGAGGTCTATTATTGGAAATTTAGAGACAGGGGTTCTAACAATGTCGTAGATGAATTAGAATATCAAGTTAGAAAGTACGGGATTAGTTTTGTGTCATTTGTTGACAGTCTTATGAACGGAAATTTAAAAGAATTTAGAAATTTTTGCCAAGAACTAGTTAACAGAAAGTTAGGATTCAATTGGTGGGGTTATGCCAGGGCAGACGGCAGAATGGATTTAGATTTTTATAAACTAATGAAAGCAGCTGGAGCACAAGGATTTAACTATGGAATTGAGTCAGGCAGCGATAAAGTATTAAAGGCAATTAATAAAAAAAATACGGTAGCAGAAATTAATCAAAATCTTATTGATTCTGATAAAGTTGGAATGAAAGTGTCTGCGTGCTGGGTCATTGGTGCACCAGGTGAAGACATTGAGGCATTTACCCATAGTTTCAATATGTTATGGAACCATCGAGCAAGAATAATAGCATGCAGTCCGGGCCCAGGTTTAGGTGATAACTACGGATCTGCATATGATGATCGAGAAAAATTTAATTTAAATCCAAGGAATAAGCCGTGGTTGGGAGGATGGTATACTTTAGACTTATTAAATACCAAATTACACAGACACATTAGAATTAAACTAATGCATATATGGTTGCATCTATGTAAAGAATATGGTGGTACTGTTACTAATGTACACAGCTCCGAAGGCGCCATAACAGATCATTTTGACTTAACATTTGATTCGGAATATATTAATGATCACGTAGAGTATGAAAATTTTGATTTTATGTCTATTATTAAGTCTGGCAAAGGAAATTTTGCTGATAGCGTAATGAATGAAGCATTTGGATTTTTTAGGACTTTGTGGAGAGTTCGTGGAGGATACGAAATAACGTTGCGCTTTAATCCTCAGTTAGATCATCGAGATTTCATATTTACAATAGCGCCTGATTCACATGTATACGAAGCAATACTTTATTTTAAAATAAATGATATCGGCGAATATACTACCAAATGCGATTTTAAATTCATCAATTCATATCGTGATATAGTAAACGTGGAAAACTTTGAATACACATTTGAAGATAGTGGCAAATGGTCAGAGTCTGTTAAGACTGTAACTCCTAAAATATTTTATATGAGACCTTCACCTTTGCCTAGTGTATTACCAATAGAGAGTTGTTTCTCTTCAATATCTGTTGATGAAAGATTTATGCTGTTACGTAAGGCAACAGATCTAAACTCAGGTAGTACGGTGCTAGAAGTCAATTCGTCATTAGGAGGACGAGCTACAATATTAGCACGGGGTAATAAGAACATAACAATTCATAGTATTGAAACTTTTGATTATGGAATGTTATTAAAAGAATTTGAATCTACATCTCCGTGGATTAAAGAACAATTAATTGATACGTGCAGGGATAACGGAGTGGATAAGAAAATTGGTATAGAATTATTAAATGGATTAAAACAAGACTTCGAAGCTGATATTAGCGGTAAACTAGCATGGGAACGTATGACTAAAAACTACTCTAATATAAAGTTGCATGCGCAAAATACCAATATGGCGCCTAACTGGAATATTCCATTGGATATGTGTTTAATCAATATGCATCATAATCCTATGCTAGCAGTTAATTTAAAATTCTGGGCTAACTACGTTAAGTCAGGAGGTTGTGTCATTGCACATCTGTATGATGAATTTCGTGGTCCTGATGTGTTTATGGAAATTAATAATTTAATTTCCCAAGGTTGGATCATTGACGATCAAACAGACACTATGGTTTCTATTAAGAAACCATAGACTAATTGGGTCATTTAGGGTTAATGTTTATTATCTTTTTAGATTCTTCATTTTCTCTAGCAACTTGCTTTTGATACCAATTTAAAACCTGTTTGTTAACAAAATGATTTAGTTTTTCCCAATTACCATGTGCTACAAAGTTTGAAAAATCTATAGGTTTCAGTTCTTCTACTTGAGGTTGTAAAGTTTGCAATATAACCTCAAGTTCTTTACTAGACAATTTCCAAAGACTAAGATTCACTGGATGATGAATAGTATTGTACCACAAATTAACTTTATGCATGGTGGTAAATTTAACAAATTCTGGCATTTCATTCCAGTTATTAACCATAGGGTTAACCATGACACTTAGGCCTCGATTATTGTCTTTGCAATACTTATTAAATGTTTGGAAATTTTCCATCAATGCATCAAAGTTTCCGTTAATCCTGATAGATTCGTAATTAGTTTTGTTAAGACTGTCGATACTTATGTTTAAACTAATATTGCATTTAGCTAGTATTTCTCTAACCTGTTTATTATAAACTGTGCCGTTTGTTGCAATATTAATACGTAATGTTGGATTAAGCTCGGCGACTAACATGCAGATATCATAAACAATTTTTTGAGCAAAAGGTTCTCCGCCGTTAAATCTAAGTTCTTCTAAATGAGGTATGAATTCTTTAAGTTGTTCAACAAATTCATCATTATAAATTTGAGCCATTGGTGGCAATTTATCTCTATTTTTTCGTATACCAGAACTTAGTCTACCCTCACACATAATACACTCTAAATTACATTGATTACTCAATTCTAACTCTAACATAGTTGGATATTCTTTTACAGTAAATCCATCATATGCCATTGCTAGAGGCCATGTGTCGGCGTCTATCTTTTGTTTGCACACTCTGCACTCGCTATTAAATATTCCATTTTTTAAATTTTCTCTATATTCGGTAAATTTATCTCCAAACCATATATCCTTAATAGACCTGGTCGAACTCCATGTATCTAGGTGGCCTACTAACAACCAGCAAGGCGCCACATTGCCTTCAGTTGTAAAGTACATATTATTGTATGGTGCAATGCACGGACTTATTGAATTTATGTGTCTGTTTTGGTCAAATTGCTTGCGTTTGAAATTGTAGGCCGCAATTTGATCTGATGTAAGTTTATTCATTGTCATATTCCATAATTAATCGACCCCATTCGCCAAATATTATTTTAAAATCTTGTTCTCTATAATGATCTAGTTTTTTATTCTTACTAATAAACTCTTTAATATTAGTTTGGGTATCGATATCTAGATGTAGAAATTTTTTAACAGCATTAAACTCCGGTTCAGTTAATCTTCCATATACCGACTCTTTTAATTTATCTGGAAGATTTTTGATGCTATGACTTGGCGGATAATGTAATATATTAAAATACGTAAACATATTCATGGATTTTGCCCAATGCAAATATTCAGAAAGATAATAAACATTGAACACGCTCACTGTAGGACACAGTGTCAAAAAGAGATTAGAATTATTTTTCTTTAGTTCTATAAATTTTTTAATATTTTCTTGTACAATTGACCATTCGGTAGGATATCTTTCATACTCCAATCTCTCTCCTAAGTCATCAATGGAAATACATAATGTTATTTCTTTGAACTGCATTAATAAATCTAAGAACTTTTTATTATATAATGTGCCATTTGTGTTTAATAAGATATTAATATCCTTTGCTCTGCCAGAGTTAACAATTAATTCCATTATCTTGATATTCTCTGGACTGGCCATTGGTTCGCCGCCGGTTATTTCTAAATGTATTAAATCTCTAGCCCATTCATTAATTACTTGTTCATTGGCCGTTCCTAGTATCTTGTTAGACAACCAATAGGTGCTATCGTTGATTTTAATATCAAACATTTCTTGATATTCTTTTAAGAACGTTGAACTTGCCTGCGGTCCACATATTCTACATTTTAAATTACACACGTTGTTTAATTTTAAATCCATTGCCCTTGGGCCGTGCGTTGCAACAGACGTAAACTCTATTCCTGTGATATCTATTTTTTTGTCCTTGGCCCAGTTTAATCTAAAGCTAGGCATGCCAGCAGCTTCTTCGTTCCAGCAGCTTTGACATTCCTTAGGCTGTTTGGCATCTAAAAATGCCTGCCTTAATTTCTGAAATCTTTCATCATTCCACAACACATCTAAACTACCTTCCTTCATGTTAGGTAACTGATATTCATTTGTTATTTCAGGCTGAGCAAATTTACAGCAAGGACGTAAAGATCCGTTAACATCGGTAGACAGATTGATCCACGGCAGTGCACAAAATGTATTATTTGGTGTCATACTTTTTTAGTAGTTTGTATAATTCTGCAAATGTTTGTTGAAAATTATCTCCTCTGTATGTGTCATGCTTATATGTTTTATTAAAAAATGTTTTTAATAAGACAGGATCATGATCATGACCGTACATAAAATTAATAATGTTTTGTATAGAAGGAGACGTAGAATGCAGTTCATTATCTATGTCGATCGTTTGTAATTTTTCTTTTATTGCGTCTTTGACATCTAATGGTAATATAGTTATAGCATAATAATGAGGATAATGAACCATATTAAGTACTATTTTTATGCCTAATTTTTTAATTTCTTCAAAAAACTCTTTTAGATAAAATACATTAAGGACACCAACGGTAGTGTATATCCTAATGTCCATGTTTACTCCGTGTTGTTTACTAAATTCTTGATACTGTTTTATATTGGCTAATGACTCACTCCATTTAGCATTTTTTCTTTGATATTCAAATCTGTCCAATATATCGTCTATACTAAAATTAATAATAACTTGCCTAAACTTCTTCCAGAGAATAAAGAAATTTTCTTTACATATACTCGAATTTGTATTGTAATATAAAGCCGTGTTAGATGGATTTCCGTGTGTAGACATGATATTTAAAACACTATCATGTTCTTGTTGCATTAATGGTTCGCCACCGTAAAATTCTAAAAAATCTATAGTAGGTGCCCATTTTTTAAGTATTAACTCGTTCTCAGGATTTGCTAAAAATTTTTCTTTTGAATTTTCGGTAAACGACGATAAAGACCCCATATCTTGTACCTGTAGATCTTTAGTTTCTTTTATCCACTGACTGCTTAGAAAAGGAGTACAAATTCTGCATTTGAGATTGCATAAATTACTGAGTTTTAGATCTAATGTTTTAGGATATAATCTTGGTATATGATGGAAAAATGTAGCATATGGATGTTCCTTTCCGCCCTTTTCTCTATTGAGTCGCATACTATTCATTCCTGCAGACTCTTCGTCCCAACATGCCTTACATCCAGTTGGCCGTTCATTTCTTAAAAACTGATCTCTTAAATTAAGAAATTCAACTTGATCCCATAACTCACCTATATCAACATCTGGCAATTTAGGAACATCAGTTTGCCAACTTGCATCACCTACTTTATATTTACAACAGGGTCTGGCTCTTCCGTCAGGGTCTAGCTGAAAATGTGTAAAGGGATAAAGACAAAAGTTATTAGGTATTTGATCCCTAAGTTCTTGAGTGTAATTTTCATCATTTCCTACGGTATCGGCATACTTTTTAATAATATCACGTAAACTGAAATTAAATTCAGTATCTAAGATTTTAGAGGTGAGCCAAACAGGTAGCCCGTTTTTGTCATCATTCTGAAAAATGGGTATAAATTTACGTTTATCCATTATAATCCTTCGCACATTTTATAAAATTCTTTATATTCAGGAAATACATTTAGTAAATTAAGATTACGTCTTTTATCGTAAGTATCAAACCATTCAACGAATTTTTTACGCTCCTTGTGATAATTCCCTGCATTATTGCGAATACTTTTTGCTAGTTTTTCTAGATATATAATATATTGATCATATCTACCATAGAAATCTTTTACAACAGGCATTTTATTCACATTTGTTTTCATATAGGTTGCAGCAGATTCCAAATAGTCTGCAAAATCAGGAGTAAGAATCATGGGACTTTGCCAATCTGGAAAACTAATAATATTTTGTTTAAGAACTACCGGTCTTTTATATTTTTCATACAAATCTTCTGTAAATTCTACAAAACTTTTTATGCTAGTAATGTTGAGTGCATTTAAACTTATAATAAAACCAAAATCAAATTTTAAATCCGATCTTGACAATAATCTATTTAAATTATTTGTAAATTTATTCCAGTTAACACCATTTCGTATATATTCGGCTCGTTCTCCTACACTTTCCATACTAACTAGTACTTCAACGTTAAACACTTCGGTGAGTTTAGGGAGATAATTAAATAATTTTTCTAGATAGTTAGAAGGTGTATTTAGATTTGTAACAATCCAAAAAGTCATCTTTTCTGTTCTTACAGATGAAATTTCAACAACACTTGAAATTAATTTATCAATAAATGTGTAGAATTCTGGCATAATGAGAGGTTCTCCTCCTATAATACCTAATCTAACAAGATGATACCTTCCGATTTCATTAAACCAGTCCCAGAATTTAGACTCAAAACTAGGAGCGGCTTTAGGAAATTCTTTATCGTATTGATCCTGTGTTATTTCTCCATATTTGATTCTTTCTGTAGCCCATTGACTACTATAG